GTTTGCTGTTTGCCATATTGTGTTTTTTAGTTTGGAGTGCATAAAAAAGGCGCATAATCAAGAGACGATACGCCTGTAAAAGGTTAATTAATATTGAATATTTTTTGAACGTCTAACCGAAAAGATTGCTCAGGCGTGAGTTTATGGTATGGACGCAAGCCCGTTTGTGTTGTTGCTGGTATTGCAACTTTTACATGCACTTTGCGTGTTCCTTTTGGCTTCAAATACAATATTTTACCGCCCTTATTAATGTATGTAATAACTTTTTTGCTGGCGTTGTGTTTGGCTGGCGATATGAAACGCCTTTTGTTTTTGATACTGACATCAAAATATACATCAGCTTTGCGTTTACACTCTGCATGTATTTGAGCAGACCGCTCAGAGTGTCCTAGTTTAATGAATTCTTTTTTTAATTGTGCTACAGATAACATAACTTGCTCCCGTTAGAATTAACTTATTAATGACAATCTTTTTTGTTGCCATGCCTTACGTATAGCCAAAACCATGCCAAACTATACCAAATTAAAAAAAAGTCTGTAAGTTGTTGAAATTGTAGGGAATAAAAATTTAAGTTTTTTAATATATTTGAATTGATTTGATCAAATAGGCAAAAAATGTCTTATAACTTGAAAAACTAGGCAAAATTTACCATAATGAGAACTCACAGTTCCGATTTTATAGGCAAATATTGCCGAGTTTTTTAATTCACTGAAATTATAGAATAAAAATCGGAACTAATAATTCCGATATTTTAAAAAATAAGAACTCACAGTTCCGATTATGGCTAAACAATTAACTCCCCAGCAAGCAAAATTTTGTAGTTATTATATTGAATCAGGAAACGCTAGACAATCAGCACTTAATGCTGGCTATTCTGAAAGTACTGCAAATAATGCCAACTCAATATTGAAAAACAGTGCAATTATGGGGAGGTTAGCAGATAATGAAAAAAATATAATGAGAGCAAGTAATTGGAATAAAGCTAGGATTATCAGTGAGTTAGAGCATGTGTACAATCTAGCAATAGCAGACAATCAATTGACAAGTGCAAATAAAACATTGCAATTGTTGGCTCAAATAACAAACGCCATGCCAACAGCGCAAACAAAAGAAATCAATCACAATGTTAAATTTGAAACATTATTGAAAGATATTACACCAATAAATAAAACAATATCAGATAATTACAGCGCAAAGCTGGTTAATTAATAAATCAATAGCGTGATTTTTTCTGAGGATTTGGAAACGATTAGTTAAAAAGGCATTTTTTGGGAGGAAAAAAAGGTTTGCACAGGAGGCGCAATCACACGCAAACCCGCCCCCCCCCGATCACAGTCCCCCCCTATTATATACATAAAGTAGTTAAGTGCGTTTATACACCCTTGCATATTTGGGTATTTTAGAGAAGAATATGAAAGGGCTTTGTCTCCAGCCCTAGACGGCCCTAGCCCCCCTTAGTACCTCGGTTGGGGCCGTCACTTTTTTTAACAATATAATTTTATACAGGATTAATGGAAACACTTTTAACAATTTTTGGTGCCAAGTGGTGCTGTGTCTTTGCAAGCACCTGCGGTGGTTTAACAAACGGATTAGTCCATAAATGGACAGGATTAGCTATGGAGGCAAAGAATCTGGCAATTGCTGCAGCAGTAGGATGGATTGCAGCAGAATTTTTTATTCCAATGTTGATGGAACAATTTGAATTTGGGCCATATACAGCATTAACTATAGCCTTTCTTATAGGATATAGCGGTATTAGGATACTTCCTCATCTAGAGAAGAAGGTATTTCAAAAGATAGACAAGACTATAGATGACATAACGGATGGGAAATAACGGATGGCATATTCCCAGAAAGTAGTAGAACATTTTGAAAAACCTAGAAATATTGGTAGTATGGATAGTAGGAATAGCTCTGTTGGTACTGGTCTTGTGGGTGCTCCAGAATGTGGTGATGTAATGAAACTCCAGATAAAGGTGGAGAATGATAGGATCATTGACGCAAAATTTAAGACGTTTGGGTGTGGAAGTGCAATCGCAAGTTCATCGTTGGCTACAGAGTGGGTCAAGGGTAAGACTCTGGCTGAAGCTCAATCTATTCAGAATACAGATATTGTTGAGGAACTATCCCTTCCACCCGTTAAAATCCACTGTTCAGTACTTGCAGAAGATGCTATTAAAGCTGCAATCAATGATTACAAGGATAAGTATGTGCAAATGTAATAATTGTAAATGTAACCCATGTGAATGTAAATAATATGGCAGGTTCATTTAAGAAGCATGATTCAAAGAAAAAATTTCATTCGTATAGAGATCAGACTAACCCTAAGACTGCGGCAATACCTATAAATCAGCTTGATTTAACAGTAGGTGGACACGCTGGAGGAGGTAAAGGGAGTAGTGTAAAAAAATCTACTAAGTCAGATACTATAACTTCTGAGGCTAAGAATAAAAAAAAGAAGAAGCCAAGTCTAATTGCAAGAGCATTTAAAAGAGCATTTGGTTAGTAATGGAAGAAAAGGAGATAATAGCTCTTATACGGAGGCTACAGGCTGATCCTTTACTCTACTTTGACACCTGCTTAAAGATACAGAACTTTGGGACAGGTGAGCTTATACCATTTAAGCTAAATGAGGTACAGAGTATAATGCATTCTATAATGCAGAGACAGTTAGCTGAACATAACCATGTCAGGATGATTGTCTTAAAGGCACGTAGATTCGGTATTTCTACATATGTACAGGGACGGTACTTCCGTCATGCCGCAATGAACCATAATAAGGTGGTACAGATCACCACCCACTCTAAAGCGGCTACAGATGTCATGTTTGCCATGACACGGACAATGGAACAAAACCTACCTATAGAGATAAAACCACAACTTAAATATAGCGGCAGGAGAGACTTACACTGGGGAAGCGAGGAGGGCGGCCTTAATTCATCCTATTCCCTATCAACGGTAGGGGGCCGGGAAGTACGTGGTAGTAAGATAGATTACCTACACTGTAGTGAGGTAGCATCTTGGTCAGGAGGCGGTGAGGACTATTTGCTTGGATTGCTTAATTGTGTGGTACAGGGTTTTGAAACTGAAGCGGTAATAGAATCTACCGCACAAGGAGTGGGTGGTGTATTCCATGACATGTACTGGGATGCAGCAGAAGGCAATTCTGGGTGGGAAAGTGTCTTCTTTCCGTGGTATATATATAGTCATTATAGTACTCCCTTTAATTCAGAGGAAGAGAAGGAGCAGTTTAAGAAGGAATTAGGACAGGACAAGAGGTATGGGGGAGAAACAGAACAGTCCTTATTAGGTATATCCTGTGAGTATGATGTAGGAGAAGATACAAAGAGGTTTGAGGTTACACTAGAGAACCTTAACTGGCGCAGACAGTGCATCAAGACCCAGTGCCAGAATGATCTCAGGAAGTTCCATCAGGAGTTCCCAACAAATGCCCGTGAAGCATTCGTAACAACGGGACGAGGCGTTTTTGATACTGATATACTAAGTAAACTTGTATTAGCTTCCCAGAGACTTCAGAGAGAAAGACCATCAGAAGGATTCCATATACCAGTACAGGCATGGAAGGAACGTGGTGGGGAGAAGTATATAATAGAGGCAATGGATGAAGGAGAACTCCAGATATGGGAGAGACCTATACCTAACAAGGAATACAGGATAGGAGCAGATGTATCTGAGGGTATAGATGTAGGCAGGGACACAGATTGGAGCGTAGGAATCGTATTAAATGCAATGACAATGGAAGAAGTTGCAATGATACGAGTTAAGATAGACCCTGATTTATTTGCATGGCAACTTGCAAGTTTAGGTAAATGGTACAATAATGCAAAACTACTTGTAGAAAGAAACAATCATGGGCTTGTAACTTTAAAGTTTCTCTCTGATGTACATGTATATCCAGATATATATTCAGAGAAGATATTGGATGAGAGATCAAGTCGTTCAGCACGTAAACTAGGATTCCATACCACAGTAAAGTCTAAACCACTCATTATTAATTATTTGCGAGAATTA